AAGCCATAATGGGTGTGTAATGAGCACTACCCTCAATAGTCTATATGGGTCTTACGTACCAGCTCGTCCTGATTACGTAGATCAGTATGGTGTTACTGATAACATCTATGGGGCTATTATTGAGCCAGAGATTAATTCCTATTTGTTAATAGAGACTGGTAATTTCTTGTTGCAAGAATCTGGTTATAAATTGGTACTATAAATATGGCTACAACTAATTTTCAAAGCGGTACAGTTATAGCATCAGCTTGGTTAAATGATGTTAATAGTGTTACTTACAACAAAACATTTCCAGATGGAACAATAATAGTTACAATTCCCAAAATTTTAGACTTCACAGGAACAGGAAGCCAAACAACTTTTACACTTTCAACTTCACCAACTAATTTGTACTCAACAAATGTTTTTATTAATGGTGTTTATCAAAATAAAAATTCATATTCTATTTCTGGTACAACTTTAACATTTACTCAAGCTCCTCCTGTTACTTCTTTAATTGAAGTAAGTTATGCTTAAAAGTTAAAAAGGATAAAAAATGGCAGACTCAAAAATATCAGCACTTCCCGCAGCATCTACACCTCTTGCAGGTACTGAAGTTGTTCCTCTTAATCAAAGTGGTGTTACTAGTAACGTTACAGTTGCTAACTTAACCGCAGGTAGAAATGTTTACGCAAACAATTTTATTCCATCTGTAACAACTACAACAGCATCGGCTACACCAATTAATTTAACAATTAATTCAACTCAGTATCAAACAATTAATGGAACAACAACATCTCAGCAATTTAATTTGCCTGATGCAACAACTTTGTCAGTTGGAGATACATACTACTTTAATAATAATCTTACAGTTTCTTCTGTTCAAGTTAATGCTCACGATGGGTCAACTTCTGTTTTAGCATTACAAGCTGGTGGTGATGCTCAAGTTGTTTTGTTAAACAATAGTACAACCAATGGAACTTGGGACGTTCATTCTTTTATTCCTTCTTCTGCATCTTGGGGTACTGCTACATTAAGTTTTAATAACACAACTTCAATTTCTGGGAGTGTTTCTTGGACAGGAACAAAAATAGGAACTGCTTATGGTGGAACAGGACTTAGTGGTTCTACACCATTTACGGCTAATGGTGTTGTTTATGCAAGTAATTCAAGTACATTAGCAACTAGCTCTGCATTTACTTTTAATGGCACAGATGTTGGATTTACAGGCAATTTAATTCCAGGCACAGCAGCCAAAGGCATAAATTTCACTGCTAACACTTCTGCAGCGGGAATGACAAGTAAATTACTTAATGATTATGAAGAAGGTACTTGGACGCCAGTTCTTAACTCTTTTACGATTGTTACAGGTGCTGGGTCAGTAACAACTACTGGAACTTATACAAAAGTTGGTCGTTTGGTTAAATTAAATTGCCAAATTATTGCTGCTGGTGGCGCAACTGTTGCTGCAACTAGTGGGCAAGTTTCATACATAAGTGGAGCACCATTTGCCCCTGCAAAAACCACGGGTGGTATTTGGGTAAATGGAACAACATACAATAGCAACGGGTTTTTTAACATCATAAATTTTAACTCATGGATGTTCATTACAACCAGTTGGGCTGGGGCTACAAACCAATGGTCTTTAGATGTTGAATATCAAATTTAAGGAAAAACCATGTCTTTGACACAAGTCAGTTATTCAATGATTAATGCGGGTGTTGTAAGCCCAAGAGATTATGGAGCTGTAAGCTATACAGGTTTGTATAACGGACAAGCAGACGCATCAACAGCAATTAACGCTGCAATTGCCGCTTGTCCAGATGGAGGTATTATTGAACTTAGCGGTAAATATTTTATTGCAAATCCAATTAACATCCGCAGAAAAAATATTAACTTTTGCAACGGCATAATTGAAGTTAGCACCACTTATGCTGGAGAAGTAATTGCAATTTGGCCAGACACAACAAATGCACCGCAAAATGATGTGACGGCAACTACAATTTCTGGCATTCGTATTCAAACTACAGGTCGTGAGGAAAGCGCCTCAACAAATTGGTATGGTCAATTTATTGGTATTCTATTTAAGACAGCAGAACGCCCATCAATCTGGTGCAACATTGATGATGTATTTGTTTCGTTTCCTTATGTTGGTGTATTGTGGTCGCAATCGACAACATCACCATCTACAAATGCTGGATTTACAACTTGTGCAAGTTTTAATGGATTTAAGGTAGAAGGCTATCAACAAGCCGCAATTCAAATTGCATCTGGCGTAAATATTTATTCTGGATTAGTTGCTGGTAATGGCTTTACAAATTGTATGTTTAGCCATATTGGAACAAATGCACCATTTATTTTAGATCAAAACACAGGCGAAAATAATGAATTAGGATTTATAAATTCTGTTTTCTTTAATGACTCTGCAAGTACAGATTGCCCCCTTATTTCAAGCCCTGGTTTCCCTCGCATAAGAATAACAGGTGGTTATTGGGAAATATTTCCAAACTACTTTGTTAGAAAAAACCTGTATGTAGCAAACATTCGAATTGTATCTCCAAATAAGTACACTTCAAATCCAGGATATACGACAACACTTCCTGCATTTTCTGCAACAGACAACAACACAAATCTTCTTAAAAGAGATTTTGATGGGTGGGGAGCTGTTGGGACAGCAACACTTACTCCTGTCAATATTTGGTGGCAGACTCATCCAGTTTATTCATTTCAAACTGGTGCAAGTTCTGGAATCATTGCATATAGCTTACCTGATCCTAGCACTTATGCTGATGCAGGCTCATCGGTGTTTTCTTGTTTGGTTCAGCAACAATCAACCATTCAGTATGGTTGGTCAGTGTATGTGACTATTTTTTATTCTGATTCAACAAGCAACACATTTACAAGTCAGCAAGCTCCCCAGTCCTTACAATGGGAACCTTTGGCTGTGACTTTTACGCCTACTTCTGGTAAGTTACCTACTTCAATCAACATTGCAATCCAAGGTTTGTCAAACAATACTTTGCGAGTGTGTGCTCCAATGCTTTCTATGGGTACATCTATTTCTTTGTATCCTCAAAAAGTGATTAACCCCAATTTTGTAGATACATATTCTGGCTCTGTTATTGATGGCAGAAATTATGCATCATCCTCTGCACAAGGTATTACTGTTTTTTACCCCAATATAACTGGTGGAACAGCTACAAACTTTTTTAATGGTGCAGATGCCACTCAAACATGGATAACTATTTTTGGAAATGGTGATGTTAAAAACAGAACAGGTGTATATGGCACATTGTCTGATGCCAGAGAAAAAGAAAACATTGTTGATGCACCAAATTACTTTGATCGTTTGCGTCAAATTAGAATTGTTAATTACAATTTGATTGGTGACAAAACTAAGTTACTTGGTAAAGTAGCGCAAGAAGTTGAAAAAGTTTTTCCAAATCTTGTTTTTGAGCACCAAGAATACGAAACTAAAAAAGAAACAACACTTGTTAATGGGAAACTTGAAATTGTTGAAACACAAGTTCCTAAAGGCGATCCTGTTAAAGGTGTTAAAGACTCAATCTTTATTAATATGCTAATTCAAGCAGTGCAAAAATTAGCTGACGAAGTTGATGCGTTAAAGGCGGCAAAATAACCGTACCAGTTCGGATAACTGGAAATCTTAATGCTTGACTGGATGGTCAGGCTGGAAACAAGGAAATGACATGTTAGAAAAAGTTATATCTGTTGATTTGATTGAAGTTCTTGAAAACAATTCTGTGCAAGTTCGAACTAAAACGGCAATTCTTGAAGATGGTCAACAAATTAGTGGCGCATATCATCGTCATGCTATTATGCCTGGTGACAATTACAGCACCGAGGATGCTAGAGTGCAAGCAATTTGCGCCACAGTACACACTCCTGAAGTTATTGCTGCTTACAAAGAGGCTCAAAATGCAAACATTAATCCAACTACTTAAATCTAAAACAATTTTATTTGCTTTGTTTTTGGCAGTATTGTCAACATTACAAGGCTGTGTAAATTTATTGCCTTTATCTTCAACAGATCAAATGTTTGTTGGTATTGCAATATCTGTTGTTGTGACTTTGCTTAGAATAGTTACTACTCAACCCATTTCTGAAAAGTAAAACATTGTGTCTAACTCACTTGTAGTAACTGTATTTTAAAAATGGAAACACAACAACTTATTGATACTGTTCTTGGAGTAAGCTGTGCCGTAATAGGTTGGTTTGCTAGAGAGTTGTGGACGGCTGTTAAAGAACTTAAAACAGACTTAGCTAAACTTAGAGAAGACTTACCAAAGACTTACGTAGATAGAAATGATTACCGCAGTGACATGCACGACATCAAATCTATGTTGGGTAAAATATTTGATAAGTTAGATGGTAAACAGGATAAATAACTTGTTACTAGGAACAAAACATGTCTTACAAATCACGTTGGGATAATGGTGGCTGGTTAGTCATCTGTGACCAGTGTGGTCGTAAATATAAAGAGAGTGAGCTTCGGTTACGTTGGGACGGACTTATGGTCTGTCCTGGGGATTGGGAACCTAGACAACCCCAAGATTTTGTACATGGTGTAGCTGACATTCAAGCTCCACCTTGGGTTAGATCAGAACAATCAGATCAATTTATACCTGTTTGTGATTTATTAACAATAAATGGTCAAGCAGATTATGGTACAGCAGATTGTGCTGGAGCAGATAGAGTTAATGGATATACTCCTAGTAATTATCCACAACCAGCAGACTAATGGAATAAACTATGAGTTCTACTTACAGTATTAATAGCAGTCAAATTATTTCCCTAGCACTAGGTAGATTAGGTGTGCTTGAGATTGGTGATACCCCCGATACCAACACATATAACAATGCTTTGATGTCTCTTAACTTACTCATTAAACAAATGAGCGTAGATGGATTAAAGCTGTGGAAAATAACTGAACTTATTATTCCTACTACATCTGGTCAAACTTCATATGTATTAGGTGGGTCTACATCTACCTTGATGTATGACTCTTTAAATCCTACTGTAGCTATCACTGATAAACCACTTAAGATTATTCAAGGGTTCTACCGTAATATACAAGTAACTCCTAACATAGATACACCTGTACTTATTGTTTCTAAACAAGAGTACAACATGTTAGGTTCTAAGTTTTCTACTGGTACAGCTAACACTTTGTTTTATGATCCTAGAGAAAACAATGGTATCTTGTATGTGTATTTAACACCAGATCTTAACTCTCAAACAAACATTCAGTTACACGTTGTAGCTCAAATGCCTTTGAATGATATTACTTTGGGTACTGGTACTTCTACTGATACTCCTGACTTTCCTATTGAATGGCAAAACACTTTAGTATG